ACATCATCACGATCCCGGGCACCACCGGCGTGATCTACTCGATCGACGGCAACGACGTCGCGGCCGGCCCGTTCGGCCCGATCTCGGAGAGCAAGGTTGTCCAGGCGCGTCCCGCCTCTGGCTACCGGTTCTCGGCGGTCTCGGACAACGACTGGACGATCACCTACAGCTGATCGTTCTCAACACGACAAGGAGATTAGGGAATGCTCGACATTATGCTCCATGGGACGGACACGCTTCCGTCTGTCATGCTCTCTTTCGAGCATTCCCTGGTCTCTGTTTCAAAATGGGAGGCGATTACTAAGCGTCCTTTCTTCGGTCACGAAGAAAAGACGGCTGAGGACACAGAGTTGTACTACAAGTGCATGCTCTTGACCGAAGATCCGCCTGCCAATTTCTACGGCCGACTAGTCGGCACCCCACAGTTCCAGGAGATCGCGAATTACATCAACAGCGATCAACACGGAACCCTCTTTCGTGCGGAGGCAGCTCCGCCCAAGAGCAAGCAGGAGATCGTCTCAGCTGAGCTGATCTACTACTGGCTCGTGCAGTTTCAGATTCCCTTCCAGCCTACAGAATCCTGGCACCTGAGCAAGCTCATGGCACTAGTCAAGGTGGCTGGCCTCAAGCAATCCAAGCCCAAGAAGATGAGTCCTCAGGAACGGGCTGCGCAGATGCGCGCCCTGAACGAGCAGCGTCGTCGAGAGACCGGTAGCACCGGCTAGAAAGGGACTTCATGTCACGTATGACTTGGAACGCCCCGGAGCGGCGTTTCTTCGAAACCGGCCTTGACCGGGGTGTGCTCTATCCGAAGAAGACGGTGCCGCAGGGTCCAATCCTTCTCAAGAACCTTTTCCCTTACCCCTCCTTCGAGGCGGGAACAACGACCACTGTGGTGGAGACCAACCTCTTCCCCAATCCTAGCGCTGAATCGGCTGGCGGCTGGAGTAGCAACAATGGAACCAGCTGGACCGTCTCTAGAGACACCGTCAAGAAGCGCTCGGGCACTCAGTCTGCTAAGAGCGTTCTGAATTCTGGTATTGGCGGAGGCTCCATCATGTCGATGTACAACATCGGCGCATACGGCACCACCAACCCCTCAGTTACTGCCGGCACTGTCGTTTCTGGCTCCGCCTGGTTTATGACCACGGCGACCGGCTATAGATGTCGGATCGGAATTCAGTTCTTGGATGCCGCGAGCGCGATCATCGGTACGACCAACTACTCAGCGTTCGTCAACCTGACGCCCGATATCTGGGCAAGGGCTTCGGCCTACAACCTCACAGCGCCTACAGGCACTTCGACGGTGCGGATGGTCGCCGACGTTGTGAAGATCACCGGGAATGCCACCTCAGGCGATGCCGCCTGGATTGACGATGCCTTCCTCACCAACTCGTGGGGTCACGGTGATTACTTCGATGGAAGCACTCCCGCAGGAGACGAGTTCACCTATGATTGGACCGGTACTGCCCACCAATCTTCCTCGAGAAGGATCGCTCCTGCTCCTACGGGGGTGACTGGTGGCGCAGCCTCTGCGATTCAATCTTCCAACTGGTCCTCTTCAGGCACTAAGTCGCTTCGCGTGTACTCGAAGTTTCACAGCGCAGGCTCGGCCTACATCGAATTTGGGAGCTACGTGAGCTGGGGGAAGACGTACACTATGCGTCTCAAGTACCGAGTGCGAGAGCAGCTTGCGTCTGCCCCCACGCTTCTAGCGAACACGTTGAACAACACTCCCAACGTGAGCTTCACGGTCAGCGGACCTTCGGCCGCCCCCGGTGTTTATGAAATGACGTTGACGTTTACTATGCCTGTTTCGGGCGGTGGACAGAAGTACGTGAGATTCATGAACAACAACGCCAACGGGGCTTCAGTCTGGGTCGACGATGTCATCCTTGTCGAGGGAGACGAGATTCCTGAGTTCTTCAGTGGCGACACGTTGGACACTGGAGCTGCGACCTACGAATGGCTCGGGACAGCGAATGCCTCGGAATCGATCCAGCGCGAAATTCTCACCTGGGCCGTCCCCTGGGATGGTCTGACGAGTGTAGAGGAGTCGGGAGGCGAAGCGGCTAAGGCGTACTACGTCGACGGTCGTCCATTCCTCTTTCTCCCCATTCCCAAGGAGTACAAGTCAACTCTAAACGCATACACATATCCTGACGCCTTCTCAGAGATCATGGGTCTCTTGGAGGTCACGGATGGCATGTACCTGGACTCTCAGCCTGGTGCAGCGTTTGACTTGTCGTATCGAACGCTGATCGGCAATGCTGCTCAGGGAGCAGATCACGGGTACAAGATCCACCTCGTCTACAACGCCACGGTGACGCCCGGCGGTCTCAACTACGAGACTCTGTCGGACTCGATCAACCCGTCGACGATGTCGTGGGAGATCCAGGCAGTGCCCGTTCGCGTCGAAGGCTTCAGACCGACGGCGCACATCGTCATCGACACGCGACACATGGACCCGAACAAGATCGCGGCTATCGAGGAGCTCCTATACGGCTCCGACAATCAGGTCGCCGGGATGCCAGCTCCCCAGCTGGTGTTCGATATTCTCAACTACGGAGACACGATCATCGTGACGGACAACGGCGATGGCACCTTCGATGTTGAGGGCTCCTACGAGAACGTGTACATGATCAGCGAAGGCGAGTTCCGGATCGACAATGTCGACGGACAAGACAACGGCGATGGCACGTTCACCATCTCCACCACTGAAGGCTAGAAAGGAGACGATGTGGCTACTGTCACTGGTGTAACCCTGCAGAAGATGCAGGAGATCAAGAACGACACCATCATCTCCGCCCGTGTGGAGAATGGCATTCTGTATTTCAAGAAGGGGGATGATCTGACCGAATTCAACGTCGGTAAGATCATCCTGCCTGCCATCGACGCTTGGCCCGTTGGGTCTATCTTCATGAGCGTCAGCCCAACCAACCCCAAGATCTTACTGGGCGTTTCTTCGGAGTCGCCTGTCACTTGGGTTCGCTGGGGTCAGGGCCGAATGCCCATATCGCTGGACTCGTCCAACACGCGATTCGATACAGTCGAGGAGGTTGGCGGCGCGCAGAGCGTGACGCTTGGTCTCAACGAGATTCCCAGCCACAATCACGGCGGCAATACGGGTTACCAATCTCACGACCACTCTCACGGCGGATACACGTCGATCGATGGATCTCACTCTCACAACTACTTCGCTCCGGCTGTTGATCAGGGCGCGGTGGGTGGATCGAGCATCTACAGGTCTCGCGTTGCCACCGTAACTGACGCCCAAGGTGCTCACCAGCACTCGGTCCAGACGTACGGCGTCGACACCAACCACTACCACAGCATCACCGCCCAGGGCGGCGGCGCTGCCCACGAGAACATGCCTCCGTACATCACGGTGTACATGTGGAAGCGAACCGTCTGATCTAAGAAAGGGTGAGGACATGGACGTATCGTTCACGACCTCCGGGTCTTTCAACAAGACCAGTTCCTTTCTTATGGCCATGCAGAACATTGATGGCGATATTCGTCGCTTCTGTGAAGCTGCTGGCTCACGTGGTGTTGCGGCACTCGCCGCAGCAACGCCGGTGGACTCGGGTCTCACAGCCGCTTCTTGGGGCTATGAGGTCGAGTCCTCCGGCGACACCACGACCATCACATGGACTAATAGTAACAACATCAATGGCGTCAACATCGCCATCATTCTTCAGTACGGTCACGGTACCGGCACTGGGGGTTGGGTGACCGGGCAGGACTACATCATGCCCGCCATCAAACCCATTTTTGACTCAATCGCTGACGACGTCTGGAAGAAGGTGACAACCGCATGAGCAGTGTCGACGACCGTATCGTCAACATGCAGTTCAACAACAAGCAGTTCACCCAGGGCGTCCAGCAGTCTCAGCGGGACCTCACCGGGCTGGACAAGACCCTTGCCAACGCCGGCAAGGCGTCCGGCCTCGGAAAGATGGGAGATGCTGCTACGCAGGTCTCCACCAAGTTCTCCGCCATGCAGGTCGCAGGTGTTACCGCGATCGCCACGATTGCCAACAAGGCGACTTTGGCCGCAGGCGCCATGATCAAGAAGCTCACCATCCAACCCATCATTGACGGGTTCAAGGAGTACACGACCAACCTGGAGTCGATCCAGACGATTATGGCCAACACTGGCAAGGACGTCGACACGGTCAACAAGTACCTCGCAGAGCTCAACAAGTACTCAGACCAGACCATCTACAACTTCTCGCAGATGGCCAAGAACATCGGTACCTTCACCGCGGCCGGTGTCGAACTCGACACAGCTACTTCCGCGATCAAGGGTATCTCCAACCTTGCGGCTCTTTCGGGCTCGAACTCGCAACAGGCTTCCACGGCTATGTACCAGCTGTCCCAGGCCATCGCCGCCGGTAAGGTGGGTCTGATGGACTGGAACTCGGTGGTCAACGCGGGTATGGGTGGTAAGGTGTTCAAGAATGCGCTGGCCCAGACCGCTGTCGCCATGGGCGACCTCAGCACAAACGCTGTGAAGGTTGGAACTGACGTCGAGATCATGGGCAACAGCTTCCGAGAGTCGATCATGGCAAAGCCCGGGCAGGAGTCCTGGCTTTCGTCCGATGTTCTGGTGACTACTCTTTCGATGCTTGACGGTCGGTTCTCCAAGACCGCGCTGGCTGCTGACGGTTACGTCACGAAGCAGCAGCAGGCAAAGAAGATCGACGAAGAGCGCCTCGCGCTCGCCAAGCAGGGCGTCAAGTTCTCCGACAAGGAGTTCGACGCCATGGTCGAGAAGGCAGATGCTGCATATTCTGCCGCCACTCAGATCAAGACTGCTACGCAGCTGATGCAGGTCGTCCAGGAGTCGATTGGCTCCATGTGGGCCAATGCCTTCCAGATCGTCCTAGGTGACTTCGAGCAGTCGAAGGAGCTGTGGGGCAACGTCGGAGACGTCGTTATGGGCATTATCGACAGCATTAGCGAGCGCTTCCTCGGCGCCCTTCGCATTTGGGAGGAGCGCGGTGGCCGCATGAAGGTCATCGAGGGGCTCTCCAACATCTTCGGTGGTCTCGTCGACATCATGAAGGCGGTCGCTAAGGGTTTCGATCGGGCTTTCCCGGACAACAACGTTTCTCTGCTCAACCGAATGTCAAAGGCGTTCTTCGCTTTTAGCAAGGCGCTTGTGCCCAGCAAGGACACCCTGAAGGACATTGCCACCGTTGCGGAAGGCGTGTTCTCTATTCTTCACTTCGGCTTTACCTTGGTGAAGGGTGTGGTCAAGGGGCTGTCTGCATTCTTTGGCGCGCTTTTCGGTGCGACCGACGGCGCTCGTGGTGGCATTCTGGACATCGCAGCTTCGATCGCTGAAGTCGTCATCGCTTTCGAAGGATGGCTGACCTCCGGCAGTAAGATCACTCGCTTCCTCAAGGGGATCGGTCAGGTTGCTGGGGGCGCTCTCGCGCCGATCGTGAGCATTATCGGCAGCATCATCTCTGCCATTGGAGCTATCGCCACAGGCAACACCGGCAAGCTCATTGGCATCGTTCACGATATTCGCAATACCTTCCTTGGGATGATCGAGGCTGTTCTCAATGGACTGGCTTCGATCACTGCACCTATTGGGGTCGTCTCTGACTTCTTCAGTGGGCTGGCGGGTAGCGTTGGAAGCCTCAAGACCACTATGGGTGACTTCTACCGAGACCTCAACTCGCAGGGCGGCTCCGCGCCGACTCCGTTGGTCAACGGACTTCAGAACATCCGCGACGCTGTTTCTACAATCGGTGACGCGTTCCGTAACGGTTTCGATGGTGTGAGCGATCTGTTCAGCACCCTCGGCGGACAGGCCTCTAAGGCTGGCGACGCTATGGGGAGCGGTCTGCAGACCTCGTTCAGCAAGACTGCAGATGCTGCGGGAATAGTCAAGGACAAGACTGCAGGTATCTACGACTCGGTGACGGGCGCAGGTGCCGCGGCGGCCACGACTAGCATGGGTGCTGTTGCTGGTGGAGCTGAGAAGGCCGGGTCTGTCTTTGAGACGGTCGGCAACATCTTCCAGACCATCGGTGGCGCGATCAAGGGGGCTTTCGAGGGGATGGTTAACGCTATCTCCAACATCCCATTCCCTGACGACGCGCTCGAGTGGGCCACGGTCCTCAACGCTCTTATTTCAGGAGCCCTCATCAAGAAGCTCTTCTTCTCGAAGGGCGTGCTTGGTGAGCTCAAGGATGCTATTGAGACCATTGGCAAGGCTGCTACGAAGTCTTTCGATCAGCTCACTGACACGCTCAAGACCATGCAGGGAGCCATTAAGGCTGAGATGATCAAGAACATCGCTATCGCGGTGGCTCTTCTTGTCGCTTCGCTGGTGATCCTTAGCTACATCCCAACAGAGAAGCTTGCCGCTGGTCTCGGTGCGCTGTCAGCAGTGATGTTGATGGCCGGCGCGATGATGCAGGTGATGATGTCGGGTCTGAAGAAGATCCCGGTCAAGGACCTGGTCAAGTACGGCGTGGGCTTCACCCTCGTCGGCGTCGGAATGATGGCTATGGCTACGGCTGTGCTTATTCTGACGGCTGCGGTTGCAGCACTGGCGTTCATTCCGTTCGACAAGCTCAAGCAGGGCCTCGGCGCTGTCGCAATTCTCATGGGCATCATGACCGCCTCACTGCTTCTTCTGAGTGGACAAGGCGCGAAGGTGGCTGCTGTTGGTGCTGCAATGGCTCTGATGGCGGTTGCTATCGATACCATGGTCTTGGCTGTGGTGGCGTTGGGACTGCTCCCGTTCGACAAGCTTGAGCAGGGTCTCGGTGCTGTAGCTATTGGCATCGGCATCATGACTGCTTCTCTGCTGCTTCTTTCTGGCAACTCAACCAAGGTTCTGGCTGCTGGTGGCGCGATGGTCCTCATGGCCACTGCGCTGGACATCTTGATCCCGTTGATCGTGACCATGGGTCTTCTCCCGTGGGACGTCGTTAAGCAGGGTCTGATTGCTGTAGGCATTGGTCTCGGCATGATGACTCTGGCTCTGCTTCTGCTTGCTGGAGGTGGGCCCGCTATCTTGGCGGCTGGTGCGGCGATGCTCATGATTGCCACTTCGCTCAACATTCTCATCCCGCTCATTGTGACGCTCGGCCTCCTTCCATGGGAGGTCGTCAAGCAGGGTCTTACAGCGGTCGCTATTGGTCTCGGCATCCTTGTGGTGGCGGGATACTTGGCAATCGGCGCTGCGCCAGGTCTTCAGGCTCTGGCGATTGTGATTCTGGCAATGGGTGCAGCAATGCTCATGGCCGGAACTGGAATGGCTCTGTTCGCAGGAGGTCTCGCAGTTCTTGTTGCCGTCGGCGTCGCCGCTATTGCCATCATGGTGCTAGCGATCGAGGCGTTTATTGCGCTGCTGCCGTCTATCGCAATTCAGATTGCAGCGGCTTTTGTGGCGTTCCTTCAGGCCCTCGCGATGGCTTCACCCAAGATCCGAAAGGCGATGGGTGAGATCTTCGGCAACATGCTGGGGGTCATCGACGACAATGCTCCCAAGATCGCGAAAACTCTCGAGAAGCTGGTCAAGTTGGGGCTCGACACCATCGTCAAGATGCAGGGCCACTTCGTTGAGGCCGGCTATGCGCTCATCATGGGCTTCCTTGACGGAATTGAGCAGAAGTTCCCCAACATCGTCGAGAAGGCTACGAATGCTGCTATCGCGTTCATCAATGCGCTCGGCGACAACGCTGTCAAGTTTGCGAACGCTGGCGCAGATGCTCTGATCAAGATCCTGAACGGTTTCGAAGACGCGGTTCGCACCAAGGGACCGCAGATTCGAGGTGCTGTGAAGGGTCTGGCTGACGCTTTGAAGGACGAGTTCGTTGCGCTCACGCGTGACATCTTTACCTCGATCCCGATGCCGTCCCTCCCTGAGTGGATCAAGAATCCCACTAGCATTCTTCCTGGGATGCGAACGACAGCTAAGGGCGGGAACTCGATCCGACTCGAGTACGACGTCAACGCCCGCTCGGGTCAGACGCTGGCTCAGCAGCTCAAGACGGCTTTGACCGAGGCTGGCGATTCTGTCGCCACTGCGATCAAGGGTGCTATTGCGCTCTTGACGAATAGCGATGGGACGACTCCAAAGTCGGCCCAGCTCAGTCAGGGTTCAAAGGCTGCTCAGGCCGAAGCCGTCAAGCAAAGCACAACTGCTAAGTACCTGGACAAGGCTGCTACCAAGGCCGAAGAAAGGGTCCAGAAGCAGCGCGAGAAGGCCGAGAAGATCAAGGACAAGGCTAAGCGCAAGAAGGAGCTGGCGGAGATCCGTAAGGGATCTGCTGCAAAGGCAAAGACTCTTAGGACTGGTGCCGACAAGGCGGCTCGCGCCGCTGAGAAGGCTCAGGCC